TAACCCTGTCAGATTTTTTCGCCAAAATCTACCGGGCCTCCCTCAGTCTCCACGTCGACCTCTACGACACTCTGAACCACCCCCTTCGGGATACAGTTCAGGTTCCCTAGCAGTCCCCCCTGGTCGTTCCAGCTTGATGCAACGACCATGAACTCGTCGTTGTCCTCCACCACTTTCCCGATGGTGGAGATGGGTTCAGGCTTCATGTCTTTGGCCTGTTCTAGGCTGCTCCATGGGTTGTGATCATCACCGATGATGTCGATCCAGTGGACCAGAACCAGTTTCACTAGTGTCTCCTAGTAGCCCATGGGCTTCTTCTTGGCCTTCTTCTTCTTGGCAGTCTTAGCTGCACGACGGAAGTTGGCAGCAGTAGGAGCACCAGGGTCACCGGGCTTCCTCATCTTCTCTCCACTACCTTGTTGGATCCTAAGTCTCTTCGCATGGATGTTGGCATATAGACCGGGCTTCTTCTTCTTGGCTGCCATGGTTCCTCTTTAGTTGGCTAGGGTTGTCTACAGATGACTAGGGAAGGGGGACTAGGAGAAGGATCAATAAGATCACTTCCTTAGATGACTTAGGATCACTTAGGGTCTCTATAGATCTAGGTATTTTCCTAGATCCTAGTGTAGCAGAGACCCCCCAACCCCCCACAACCCGGCCAAGGATGCAAAAGTCCGGATATCAAGGTTGGGAGATCTCCACTTAGAATCCGGAATGCATTTTCCTGAGTCCTGAGTGCTCTTCGACCCCAAGAAGCTTTTGGCTTCTCAAAGACTCGTCCATAACTCTGAAGGGCTCTAGGAGGCCCCAGGAGCGCCTAATCGATCCACTGGTGGGTAGATGCCTACCAGAAGAGATCGTCGCTCAGAGAGGATCCTGGGGCTTCTCAGGCCCCATCAGGTGATCCACGAGCTTAGCGACTTCCATGACTCTTTGAGTCAGCTTCTCTGGTGGCACCTCTTCGTTGAGGTAGTTGTCGTAGGTGTCTACCAGGCGGTCTACAGCCTTCTTCAGTTCGTCATACTTATCCATGTGTTCCCCCTGTTCCCACGGTTGCCGAGGACGCTGTCGGTGAAGCTCTCTAAGTCTTTCCTGAGCTTCTCGTTCTTGTGGTAGTGCATGGCATCGTCGACATCTCTGGACATCTGTTCGGTCCAGTAGTTTACGGCGATCGCAAGGACATCTAGACGGTCATCGTGAGCCAGCGACCCGCGATCTCTGGTCAGCCGGGTCATCTGGTAGAACAGCTGATACTTGAGCGACTTGTCAGCTGGGAGGTGCTGGGTCGAGTTGAAGTCTGACTGGATCACGGCCTCGTCGACGATCAGCTTGTGCCTGTTCATGACGGGCTCCAGCACGTCTAGGATGCGCTTCTCCTTCTGCACGGAGTGACGGACTTCCTTGACGCTGACCTTGTGGATCCTTGCCAGCACGGGCTGAAACAGCGCGGTGAACATGCCGTCACCGAAGTTGGACTCGATGATGACCTCATTGACCTGCTGATCTTTGGCGATGACTGCAAGACTCTTGAGCGTGTCGTCGTCGTAGCCCCCAGGCAGACCGCCTGCTGCAGTGACAAAGAGTTGTGAGTTCAACATCTTCACCACTGCATAGGCCGTCTCGTCCTTGCCTCGACCTGATGGGTCAACAGCTAGGACCGCCCCTTGGTAGTTCATGAACTCACCAGAGACGCCCATGGGCATGTAGAAGCGGTCTCCAGCCATGCCGACACAGGGAAGGTCTTTGTAGGCATACTCTGGAGACCCAGCCCACAGGATCTTCTCTGGGGCCTGCTCTCGGTCGAGCCTCATGATGACGAGGTCGGAGAGCTTGAGTGGGTAGCGGTCTACGTCAGACAGCGACGTATCCAGCATGAATTGGAGAGCGAACCCGGACTTCCCGTAGCTGGCTTCTCTCTCCAGTAGGTCGTATGTGTTGAACCGCTTTGGGTCAACCGGGTCGCCCTCCAGCAAGTCTAACTGAGCGATCATCGGAGCTAGGCGTTGGCCGTAGCCGAGTCGCTGCTTTTCTGTAGGAACGCGAGCGGGCCAGATGCGAATCGCGTAGCCGCGCTCTGGCAGTTGGTTGTAGATGCTGGCTTCGGTCTGTGGAGTTCCTAGATACAGGATCGAACCGCCTGGCTTCAGCACAGCGTCGAACTCCTTGACCTGCTCCGACATCTTGTCGCGCATCATTTGGGTCGCGGAGTTCGTCAGTGACTCTGCGTCATCTGCGATAATCAGGTCTGCGCGACTTCCTGTGATCTGTGACGTCAGACCCTTTGAGGTAACTGACGGAGCGTGCGCAGCTGGTGCAGGACCGACGTCGAAAGCAATCTTAGAGTTGCGCTGACTGTCGTGCGGCTTGAGATGCTGCAGCAGCGGCATCTCGTCAATCAGCCGCAGCGTGAACGTCGAGAAGTCGTCGGCGCGCTGCTTAGACGCGGACACCACCAGGATGTTCTTGGTGGGGTCCAGCAGGAGTTGGTGGACCACGAAAGCAGACGTGATCCAACTCTTACCGACACCACGGAACGCCATCACGCAACGGCGCTTTGGTCCGTTCTGAATGTAGTCCGCGATGTCGTATTGGACTGGGGTTGGCTCAGGTAGACCTAGGTGGTCCCAGACTAAGAACAGGAAGTTCCGGAAGTCTTTGAGCCGAGGATCCAGCATCAGACGGGCAAGGCTTGCGCCATGACGCGGCCCACAGTATCCGTCACCCAATCGGTCACGGCTTGGACTGCACTGGCAGCTTCTGCTTGGCTGATGTTGGCTAGGGTCGCCTTGATGATCGCGACCTCTTCTTCTGCAGCATGTGCGTTGGTCAACGCCAGCACCGCGATGCGACTTGAGTCCTTAGCGATCGCAGCCAGCATCTCCTGCTTTGCAGGATCTGTGACAGATGCCTTCAGCTTGTCGGCTAACTCTTGAACGTCAGGGGTCATATAGGTCACTTGTTCTTGGTGTTGGAGTTGATGCGAAGCTCCCAGGTCTGCAGCAGGCGGTAGCGCGACTGCTTGCTGGGCTCGTCAAGGTTCTCGTCTGCTTCCACGTAGGCGCGATATGACGGTGCGATAGCTTCGTAGGTCATGCGATCAGCCTTGACGTAAGCGTCAGCGACCGAGATGCCTTCGCAGGCAGACAGCAGCACTAAGGCTGCTACAGGTAGAGCTTTCTTCATTACTTTTTGGGTGTGGTGGCGGCCTTTTTTGGCGGCTTCGGTGCATCGTGACCGTTGCCGTTTGGTTCATCTGCAGGACCGCCTTCAGAGATGATCGATCGCAGGTTAGCCATGAGGCCCGTGACAAGCAATGTCAGCAGAGCACTGGCGACGCTGACACTATCTTCAGGGATACTGTCGGTCGTCAGCGCAAAGATGAAGCCGCCGACCAGCAGCACCAAGATAGCTGGCGCTGAGATCGCAAGGTTTGCACGCGCCTTCTGACTGGCAGGCTGCATCAGCCGAATTCGCGCAAGCTCTAGCTTGATCTCGTCGCGCTGCATCGCGCGCTTTGCGTTAGCTTCTTCACGCTCACGGGCGACGACTGCCTTGTATTTCTCTCTCGCAGCTTTGGCCTCTGCGCGCTTCATAGCTAGCGCGGCCTTCTGGTCCTTCACGACGAACACCTGCTTTTCGTTGTTGGTCTCATAGTCATCTAGAGGAGTCGTCATGGTTAACCTACGTCTTCGACAGGGTCGTTAGGATCAAATGGCAGCACCTTTGACAGGTTCATCAACGGCTCTGACTGACCAGTAGTCGCGTCGATGCCGTTGTCGCGGAGAAACTGACGCGCAACACTTAGGTCTGCAGATGTAGCTTCGCCGCTTTTGATGCGCGACATCAGTTCTTCTGCGATGACGTTGTGCAGTTCTTTTAGTCCGTCTTGGTTCATTACTTTGACGCCCATTGAATAAATACAGAGGCTAGTGCCCCAAGGACTCCGGCGACGCCTAGAAGCCAACTTCGTGACTGTTCTACTGATCGCAACCTGGCGTCGAACTTACGCATCTCTTCGTCCAACACGGTTTGGCGGCTGATAAGAGAGTCGACCTTGCCCTCCAGGCGACCCAAGGCCAGCATAAGTTCGTCGCTCATTGTTAACTCCAGCGCAGGACCACACCGCTAACGCGGATGTTCTTGTTGTTCAAAGTCTTCACGCGATACTTCATAGACGTGCCAGAAGGTTGCGCGCTGATGTCAGCCTCACCAGAGAACATGGTGAAGTTGGAGTTTACCGCACCTGCCGTCAGGGTGACTGCGGTGTAGGTAGTCCCTCCGTCGCGGCTAATCTCAGCAGTCAAGTCGGTGTTGATAGTCGCAGACTCTACGAACTGAGCTTGCACTGAGATGCGGCCTCTAGTAGGAGCGGTTGCGGCTGTCAGTCCGCTGTTGATCAACGTCATGTTGACCGCAGCGTTCTGCACAGAGAACGCCAAGCGCATCGTGGCTCCCGTGTTGCCAGTGATGCTGGTGATCGTGTCGTGGTTGCCAGTGACGTGCGACCCATCGTGCGCAGCGTAGTCGACTGTGGCTGCGCCGAATCCTCCGCTGACATCGCTGCAGATAAACCAGTATTCGGTCCCAGCAACCAGTGTTGGCGCGTTGGAAGACCACCGGAAGGTTTTGTTGCCGATAGAGTCGATTGCGATTGGGTCGCTAGCTCCCCCAACGATAGATCCAGGGCTGCCGCTTTCGAGAACGCTGTAGATGGATACCGTCGCGTTGAATGCGACGGCAACGGAGTCCACGTTGACCTTTACGCTTTCAAGGACACCTGATGTGCCCGCAAAGTCTTTGTGTCCAATGTGCCGACCGTTGCCGTGGAGTTCGCCCCATGCAGCATGGTTAGTCCCTCCAGTCAGTCCGAAGGTGCCCTCATTGGTAAGTGAGATGGTGCTATACCAGTCGTTTGAGTCGTCGTAGGTCTCGTTGGTGCTTGTAGAGCCCACCGTGTCGGCATCGAACGGATCTGCCTGACCCGACCCATAGTTCAGCGCAGCACCTTTCAGGTCAGCGATCTCTAGCGCAAGGTGCCTACCGTCCGACAGGCTTACGCTCTGGTTCGTGATGTAGAGCGATGGAATCTGCCCGGACGCATTTAGCTGGACTACTTTTCCTACGTCAGCGTCTTGTCTGTCTGAAGGCGTCTTAGAAGCGACATTCTTCAACATCGAGGTATCAATCTTTTGAGTCATGGTCTTGGTCCTTAGCTGAACTCGATGGCGACGACAAATCGGTTGCCTAGAACGGCGCGAGATTCACTTGTTAGAATCGTAGCTTCTCGGACGCTGCGGAACGCCACATCTAACGTAAACTGGCTTGTGCTTGCCGGTTCGTAGAGTGTCTGAATTGGTATGGCTCCGTGGACAAACCCGCCTCCTTGAACGTATTGGATGAACAGATATTGTGCGCCAGTGCGCGTCCCGTTGTGGATGTTTCCTCGACCGTTGGATGGTGTATTGTTGAGGATAAGCGACGCACGCATTCCCGCTCTGCTTTGGGTAGTTGGACCAGCACCCCCCGTCGCACACGCACCCGCCATTGATCCAAGAATTAGGAACTTAGAGTTAGACGATTGAGGAGTTAGCGTCGCTC